GGTGATTGTTATTTGGTTCAAGATATGGATCATCAGGTGCAACGATGACTGAGTTTGCAAGAACTGTGGCTGGTGGGAATGCAAAGGTCTGCCACTTTGTGTTATCGACTAATGCTGTCGCAATCGTGGTTCTAAGGTCTGTGAGCGCAACTGACATTATCCGACCATCGAGTTAGGACTCAAAGCGTGAGCGATTAAGCCTCGAACGCGAGCCAAGAGACTAGATGACATTTTCCAAGGCCCTGGAGTGAAATCTACTGCAACTCCACCGGATGAAGTTGTCTGACGAGCCTGCCAGATATCTACTGAAATCATAAGGGCAGCTTGTTGCACAGCTGCATCGTCTGTCCAAGTTGTATAAGCAGTTGTTGATACAGTTCCATAAGGAGCGATTGGGTGTCTTAATTGAGCTGTGCTGTGACTTGTTGCAACAGTTATTGAATAATCACCCATTGATGTGATTGTCTTTGTTCCATTATAGGAACTTCCTGAATTCGCTATTGTCACAGATTGCCCTACATAAAATGTGCCTATAACTGGATCATTAAAATAAAGAGTTCCATAACCAACTATGTTGCTATGAGCAACTGTGTACCAAGTTGGAGTCCATAACATTGGAAGAAGGACTGCATCTGTAGCATCGCATACTTCCTGCAAAGTTGCATCCGGATATAAAGTGCCGACACCAAGGGCTGAGCGAAGCTCTGCAACTGTTGTTAATGACATTTCATATCCTTTCTAAAGACTGGCAGAGGGTCAAGGGCTGCGACCCCCTGCCAGCGACTTAGTTACTTACTTATCAGGTAAGGTTGAACTTACGGATAGCAAGTGGGTTCTTTACTGCGATAGCCAAGTAGCCATAAACAGCGATTTCGACCTGACCTGAGCCAAGAACTTGAACCTGCAACTTTGTAGTTGGTGATTCGTAAGTTGTGTATGACTCTGGTGAGACGATGTAGCATGAGTTGTCGATTACACCAGAAACACCGATGTTTGGATCGACATAGAGGTTAAGTCCGAGAACAGAACCTGTTAGTGCTGTTGGAGCAACTGCGCCTGAAGCGTTTGCTGGTTGAGCAGCTGTGTAGAGGCTACGACCTGTTGAATCTGCGTAACCCATGATTGCAGCCCATACATCTGTTGATGCAACGAGGTTGCGAGCGAACTGACCTGTTCCCTTGTAAGCAGCAGCTGTTTCAGTTGCTACGAATGATTGGAAGCCAGCTGCTGTTGCTGCTGTTGTTGATGCTGCTGTTCCGCCTGCAAGAAGTGCTGCAATAACTGCTGCATCTGTTGCGTTGGCGTATTGGTTTGTGAGATTTTTGATCATTTCATCGTAGAACAATGGTGCTGAACGATCTAGAAGCTCCCATGAAACTGTTTGCATACCTGCGAACTTGTTCACATTAACTGTTAGGTAATCTGAAGTCATACCTGTTTCAGTTGTTGTTGAGCCTTCGTTTACATCAGCTACTGCTGTGTTTCCTGTAACGCGAGGAATTGTAAAGCTAAGGCCTGATGCAGGAAGCGCACCGCGAGAACCTGCTTCAATAGCAGCGCGTGATGTTACCTGGTTTGTGATGAACTCTTGCATATGTGGTGCAAGTGTTAGACCTGTGTTTGTTGTGCTGTCATCATCAGCTGCACGAATGATTTGACGAGATTCGTCAGAACCTGTTGCTGCCTTGATGCTGTGTTCCAAGTATTGCCCTGATGTTAGGGGTGCTTGGCGTGGCTTTGTGTAAGCCATTGCAGTCACAGTTGGACGAGCAGCTTCAACCGCTGCTGCTTCCACTTCTGGTGCTGCAACTGTCTCTGGAGTATTCTCCACAGCTGTCTCGCTTTCTGTTGGTTGGGTTTCTGCAACTTCTTCTACCGATTCGGCATCTTCTGCTGCAATATCAGTAACTTGTGCAGACTTGAATGCCGGCTCTGTTACTAAACTTACTTCCATGAGGCGCGCTGCGCTCACATGAATAACGCCATCAATAGGCTTGGACTTAATAACTTCAACACCTACTGAAAGGCCTGCTTGAAGTCCTTCTGAAGCCAAGATGAGGGCATCTGTTCCGCGTGATGAATTACTAATCTTGAATGTTGCATGGATAGCATCATCTGTTTCTGTAAAGGATTGAGCGCGTCCTAGTGGTGCCTTGACATCATGTTGGCTAAGTAGCTTGATTGTCTTTGGTTCTGGTATCTGAATGGAACCGCGCTCAAAAATTACTGCACCAGCTGAAGTGTTACCTGTCTCAGTTCCGAGAGGCACAATCTTTCCGCTGATTTGTCGTGTTTCGCTAGATGCCTGGACATCTGCTGCGAATGCTGCATCGAAGGTTATCTTCATTACATTCCTTCATTTCCGTTAGGTGATAGATCAGTCATTCCCATTGCCTGCTCTGGAGTGATCAATCCCAAAGCCAATAGTTTTTCAATCACTAGCAATTCAGCCATTGGGTCTGAACGCAAGAATGTTGAATCGAGGTCAAAGCGGACTTCATTGCCACGCGCTGTGATGTCATCCATAGATAGACGATCTTCAATCGCTGAGATAAATGGCTGTAATGAGTAAGCCACAAAGTCTTTGCGTGAATCTAAAACATTTGTATATGTATAACTTGAGTTCATGTCTGCTGAAACATAAATTGCAGGAACATTGCACATTCTTGCAATTTCAGTTGCCATGAATTGCTTTGCTTCGTCATACATCATGTCTTTTGGTGAGAATGAAACTGGTGTGTAATCAAGTGTGCTTGTCAAGTAAGCAGTTGAACGATTCTGACGAGCAGACTTCCAAGCAGCTAATAATCCTTGAACTTCTTTAGCATCAAGGTCAGCACCTGAGTTCTTGATGAAGCCACCTGGTTGTGGAGTTTGCGCTGCGATAGATGCTGCTTTGTCAATATCGATTGCTGATTGAATTGTTCGCGCTCCGCGTGAAAGGATACCTTCATCGAGTGCTTGGAATGTTACAAGGCTTCCAAGTCCTTCCATTGGCACAACTTATCCATCAACATAATAGTTTGTGACATATTCGTTGTGAATATCTAAATCAAATGTAACGCGAGTATTAGCAATCCATTCGAACCTCGCTGGGCGTCCATCATCCGCATACAATTCTAAAACGCGCCAGTAGGCAACACCATACATAAGCAATGAATCAACAGTCCATGCAACAGTTACGGATCGAGGTTGTGACTTTGATGGTTGTTCTAGCCATAGCGGCGAGCCAAGTTCTTCGCCAGTTGATTTGCGATAAAGCTCTAAAGGTAGAGATGCAATAGTTGATGCAATAAGGTTTCTGCATCGAGCAACAGTAGGAACTGACATTGCTTCATTGCGGCGAACGCTAAGAACGCCATAGTTGTAGAGATTGTAATTGTCGCCCATAATCTGTGGGGCGTACTGGGCTAATATAGAAGATTTTTGTTCAGGCTTATTACGCGAGAAAATACCCATATAGACATCTTACCATACTTTGTCTAATATTTGACAATTTCGTGTCGTTGTGTCTAGGCAAATATCTGGGGTGTCGATTGTGGTTGAGATAATCGACTTACCACCATTGCCAAGCCAATCGGTCCAACAATCGGACCAGCACTAGCTTTGCGGATTAAACGCCAAGATGAGTCGGTACTTTTAGCTCCGCAATTTTGCATTTGTTGATCTAGTACATCTTGCCCAGCATGAACAACCCTCTTGTTGTCAATTTGGTCTTTGAGAGTTGAACAAGCGGCATAGAACTCAGCTCCTACAATGGTTTCTACCATTACGCCAGATTTCTGTAATCGCTCAGCTACTGCCAGCGTTGTGTAACGATCGTACAGAACAACTCTAGGTTTGTACGAATCGCACCAACCCTTAATCTCTGCGGCAATCTTTAATTCATCTACTGAGATTTGAGATTCCCAAGTTTGGACCAATGCCACGCCAATTCGACCATCTGGCAAAATCTGTCCTGCTATGAGTGCAGCATTTCTTCTGCTCATGTCGATATCGAAAGCAAAGACTGTTAGAGGTCCAGGACTCATCTCCATCGATCTATCGCATATATCTTCCCAAGAGCCAGGAGTGAACGGGCTACTGATTGACGAAATCCATTGGCAAAGAGTTTCGGTTCTCGCCGCTTCCATTGTCGATGTTGCAATCGTCTCCTCGATGGCTTCTTCAGGAATTAAATATCCAAGTGACGGATTTGCCATAGCCCAAGCCTTACGATCCCAGATATCACAGAATGGTGGTGCGCTGTATTCATAAAAACCTAAAGACTTTGGTGGATGGTTTAAGCATTGCTCATGTAGGTCATTAAGCACTTTGCTAAACGCATCACCAGCGTTCGATGTAAATAATCTCTGGGAATTAGGTCTGGTCAATGTAACGCTCTTAGAAGCATCCATAGCAACTTCTGTAACTTCTCGTAATTCGTCAATCCATAGAAGGTCTGCGGTTCTGCCACGCGCTCCATCGGATGTAGCAGCTACAACTTCTACCTGCGCTCCTGATTCAAGGATTATGCGCTCATCGCCGTTAGTTCTACGGATTCCCTTCTTAGGGTCGCCATTTCCGGTCAGTATGTCCTTAATAGTCTTCACGTCGTTTCGTATTTCTTTAATATGTTCTTCGCTCATTGTTTAACTCTCAAAAGATATTTAGCTTCTTTGTCGGTAAGTGGAGTTCCAGCTTTTAGCTTAGAGAGGATCGCATCCGTGAATTCTTTGTGAGCTTCAGCCGGGGTCTTAATGGTCTCATCCGCATAAAGAGAACCGTCTGCCCGAAGGCGCAACTTGTCGCAATAGCCCCTCGGCTTGTCCTTCTGAAGTTCGTATATTTCGTCTCGTGTCTTCGTAAAGTATGGGCATCCGACAAGCTGAGGATTCTCGGCTTTCGCCTTCTCTGAGACACGATCCATAAACTCATCATCCGTTTCACCG